GACGTAAAAACTGGTAAGCCATGTGGCAGACAGAAAGGCGAAAAGCGTAAAGGCTACCCCGCTTGTCGTCCATCTCGTAGAGTCTCATCCAAAACACCTAAGACTACCAAAGAGATGTCTGGCGGTGAAAAAGCAAGATTTAGAAAATCTAAAACAAGTTCTAAAAGAATTAACTACAACCACAAACGAAGAAAAAAATGACACACCACAACCATGAAAATGACAGATGGCACGTTGCAGAAGAGCTTAATGGTCGCCTTGCCATGCTTGGCTTTATTGCTCTTATTGGTGCTTACGCCACAACAGGTCAAATCATCCCCGGAGTTCTCTAGTCCTTATGACTGGAAGATGACATGTGATGATTTTATAATGTCAAAATATTCTGTGCTACAAGACCCACATCTTGATGCACAGGCAAAGTACAAAATCATATCTTATCTTGAACAGAAAGTTGTTGGTGAATGTACTAAACCTTTATCCTAACGCTACGTCCGTTCATCCTTCGGGACGCATGACGACTCAAGCATGGAACGGGGCTTGGGTATATGGGAGATTACCATGACAGTAACTTACGTATATCGTGGCGTTGCTTACACCAAAATTATTAAATGAATGATAGAGCAATTTGGTTCGGTATAATTGGCCTAGCTATTGTAATGGGGGCTTTAGAAATAAGTCACATTCAAACGCATATGTCTGAAAAACGACCACATTATCACATACATAAAGTAGCTCGTTAAGCGACATGGGAGGTGCAATGCCTCCCTCTACATTTGGTATTAGCCTCTACGGAGACACCTAATGCCGTCTAGACGGTGGGATAGACCACAAATCTCAATGAGTCCAATTAAGACTCCTATAATTCTAGATCTAGAGACGATACATATAACCTTACAAAATAATGGCACAACAGTCAACAAACAATCCTGCTTCACAAACCTTTCTGGGTAGGATTAACACAGCGACAAACGCTACAAACAACAGAGATTTATATTTAAAGTTGTTCAGCGGTGAGATGTTTACTGGCTTCCAAAGAGAGACAATCGCAAGAGATCTCGTAATGAAGCGTACACTCACCAACGGGAAGAGTTTACAGTTCATCTATACTGGACGCACAAGTGCGGAATACCACACTCCCGGAAATAGCATACTAGGAAACAGTGACAAAACTCCACCAGTAGCTGAAAAAACAATTACAGTGGACGATTTGCTCATTTCTAGTGCTTTTGTATATGAGCTAGACGAAACACTAGCACACTATGAATTGAGAGGAGAAATTTCCAAGAAGATTGGATATGCTCTTGCACAAAAATATGATAGACTAATCTTTAGAGCTATCGCTAAAGGTGCTAGACAGGCTTCTCCAGTATCTCTAAGTTCTTTCGTAGAGCCGGGCGGTACTCAAGTTCAAGTCGGTGGCGGTTCAAACGCTGACGATGCCCTAAACTCAACACACTTAATCAACGCTTTCTATGATGCTGCTGCAGCTCTAGATGAAAAAGGTGTAAGTGATGATGGTAGGGTTGCTGTACTTAACCCAAGACAGTACTATGCACTTATCCAAAACATTGAATCAAACGGTTTAATCAACCGCAATGAGAGAGGAGACGCATTACAGTCTGGTAACGGCATCATTGAAATTGCAGGTATCACAATCTACAAATCAATGAACACTCCATTCTTCTCTAAGTATGGTACAAAGTATGCTCCATCTTCTGGTGCATCAGCTGCAACTGACCTAGACACAGTAGATCCCGGAAATACAGGATCATTCGTATCTGAGTCAATCGAGACAGCTACAACAGTTACAGGCAACAACTATGGCCCTCGCCAAAACTACGGTGCTGCTTCTAACTTTGCAAACACATGTGGATTAATTTTCCAGCGTGAGGCTGCAGGTGTAGTTGAAACAATCGGCCCACAAGTTCAAGTGACTTCTGGAGACGTTTCCGTGGTTTACCAAGGCGATGTCATACTAGGACGCATGGCTATGGGAGCAGACTATGTGAACCCAGCAGCTTGTGTAGAATTGTTCGCAGGAACATCTACAAAGCCAGCAGCTTTCTCATAATTATTCATTTTATACGGGGGCACACGCCCCCCTTTTTTTATGGCACAAATATCTTACGGAGTGTCTACCGAACTAGATGCTGTCAACTCAATCCTGATGAGCGTTGGAGAATCCCCAGTTAATACATTAACAGTGCAAAGCCCCGAAGTGGCTATAGCACAAAAGACTCTAAGGCAAGTCTGCCGTGAGATACAAGCTGAGGGCTGGTCATACAACACAGAGAACGAGTACCCTATAGAGCTTGATACAAACAATCAATGTATCATACCAAACAACATATTACAATTAGACCTCAATATATTCCAACATGGTAAAGATTACGATGTAGTTAGACGTAGTGATAATGGAGTATTAAAAGTATACGATAAAAAAGGTCACACATTTACCTTTGAAAATTGTAGTAAATTATTTTTTGACATTATTTGGATGTTAGATTTTGAGGATCTACCACAAGTATTTAAAGATTATATTACTACTAGAGCCTCCAGAATCGCCTCTAACCGTATGGTAAACAGTCAACCATCTGCTAGGTTACTAGAATCCGATGAAGCTGCTGCAAGAGCTGCTGCTGTGGAGTATGAGAACAAACAGGGAGATCACAATATATTCAATGACTATCAGTATCAGCAAGATGCTAACACTGTATACAGACCATTTAAAGTATTAAGAAGAATGTAATGGCAGCAATTAATCAACGTATCCCAAACTTTCTAGGGGGTGTATCACAACAGCCAGATAAAATTAAATTTCCGGGACAGTTAAGGGTATGTGATAATGCCGTTCCAGATATTACGTTTGGTCTTACAAAACGCCCACCTGCAGAGTTTGTAGGTGCTCTTACCAATGCAACTTCATCTGGTCATTGGTATGAAATTTTAAGAGATGGAGATGAAAAATATATAGTACAAATTACACCATCTAACAGTGGTGGTATGCCTATAAGAGTATGGGATCTAGCAGACGGTACTGAAAAATCTCTGACAAATTCTAGCGGAGATTCTCTTTTTCAATATTTAGCTGGAGCTACATCACCTTATGCAGTTACCACAATTCAAGACTACACACTTATAGCTAACCCTAATAAAGTTGTAGGTACTGCAGGTAATACATTTACACCAATTAACAACGGAGACTATTCATATGCTAGGCTGGATACTGTTGCTTACAATACTGAATACATTTTATATAGCGGTACAGCTCCATCACCCAATACATTTTTCAGGGTTACTTCTGTAAAGGTAGATAGGATGTCTGGAGGTAGTGCTCAAGGGCCAACCTTTGATGACACTAATGAAGATCAAAGTAAATCTGGTACATTAACTTGGTCATTTTCTGGAGGTAGTGCAATAGCAGGTTCCTCACAAAATAGTAATTGTGAAAACATTGAAGGTAGTTTACAGGTAAATGGTAACAGTTATATTGCTAACAATACTGCAACTTATCAGAATAACCAAACAAGTGATGAGACTAAATTCTTAGGATACGTACAAGATTACGATGTTCGGTATACTGCTACAGTAACACTACAAGATGGTGGTCTTATTAAAGAAACAAACAAAACTACAGCAGAGGGTAAATTTATAGATGTAACTATGGAGGGTGAAACCTACCGTATATCAGTTGAAGCTGTAGAACCAGTAACAACTTATGAAGGTGTGTCTGGTATAGGTTATTTTAAAACACCTAAAAATCCAGACAATGGTACTATCTCTATGGCTACTATTTTAAATGGACTAAAATCTTCTGTAAATAGTAATCTTTCTAACGTCACAGCTGAAGTTATAGGTAGTGGGCTATTTATGAATGGATCTGCTGCAGATGGTGTAAACTTTCTCGGTGGTGCTGTAAACGAAAACATGAGTGTTATAGG